CCAAAGAGCGCAGCCCCTTGGATCGCTGTGAGCGTATTGAGGCTGCCGCGGAGGCCAGCCACATCCCCCTGGAGCCGTTTCATGGAGCTGCCGGCAGCGGCGACACCGGTTGTCAGGCCGCTGGTCGAAGCCGTGAAAACCGCTCGTACTTTTCCGATCGCTCCGGCCATCAGTCGGTTTCCTGCTGTGCAAGTATCTGCTCCCGGAATGCCGGGATCTTCATCAGCTCCGCCCGGATCTCGTCTTCTGTCTGGACATGCTCCTCCTCACGGTAGGTGGGGAGAAACTTCTCTTCCGTCGTCTCGTCGACCTTCGCCCCGAAGGCTGCCGAGATGCTGACCGCTGCTCTCGCCGTCCGTCGCCAGTCATTCCCAAAGGGCTCGATCCGGTAGAAGGCGATCCAGCGCCGCAGTTGCTCGAGCGTGATCTCCTGCTTCCAACCTTCCACATCCCAGATGCCTAGCTCAGCCGCCAGCCTGTAGAGAAACACCTCCTCAGGCTGGCTGTTCATTTTTTTCGATGCGCGCGACCTCCTCCTCCCGGACCGCCATCATCTTGTTGCCCTGCAGGAAGATCCGGTCGAGCCCCTTGGCGTCGAGCCTGCCGACCTGGTCGACCTCGGCATCCGAGAACAGCTGGTTGCCCTTCTCGTCGCAGAGGAGCATCTGGGCGAGCTTTGCCCGGAAGACGGTATTTTTCCCGCCAGCATTGCCGAGGTAGATCTCCCAGTAGTCGCGCTGGCTGGCCGTTGGATTCTTGAGGTAGACACTGCTTCCCCACTCCGGGACCTCGAATTCGACCGGCGGGATCGAGCCGATCTTCCCGAGAATCTCCGCTTTGCTCAGTGGCATATCAGGCTCCTGTCAGTTGGAAGGTTGCCGTACCTTTGACTTTGTCGTTGACTGGGTTGTCGGCGGAGTAGTCGGCGAGATAGGCGTAGGCGTTGACGTTTACGACGGATGAGCTGATCACCAGCGTGTCGATCATCCCGATCGAGTCGTCATTGAGACCGCTGGGCATCCCAAAAAAAGAAATCTGGACGACTGCGGGCTCGATCATCGTGGCGACGATCTGCCGCTTCACGCGGACACCAGCTCCGCTGCCGACCAGCGCAGCGCCGACCGGAGTGACATCCAGACTGCTGCCGGCAGCCTTCTGGAAGTTGAATCCGGTCATCCGCCCGAGGCTGTAGCCGCCGAACGTGATCGACGAGCCTTGAGGATGGGGAGCTGCCATGTGTCCCCCAAACTAGGCGGAGACGGTCGTCATGGTAAAGGTACAGGTACCTTTGATTTTTTCGCCTACAGCGGCCTCGACCTCGATGTCTCCTGCGATCGCGTTGCCGCTGACCCCAAGGGTAGTAAAGGCGATCGCGTATGCAGCGTCAGAGGGTGGGACCGTCAGACCGAGAAAGCTAAGACTGATCACATCGCCCTCCTTCAAGGGGGCGACCTCCATCTTTTTCATCGAGCCGGCAGTCAGGTCGAGAGTCGAGACGTCGATCAGCGAGACAGACTTTTTCACTTTGACGTTTGTCGCAGCGTAATTCACAGCGTTGAAAGTGAACTGCGCGCCTTGAGAGCTGGCGATCGTCGTAGTAGGCATCTAGTCTCTCCACTGGATCGAGTAGGCAAGATCGACCACATAGGTCGGAATGTCGCGCCCATCGAGATAGACGGGGTCTCCGTCGCTCTCGTCGGTCACGTTGACGAGGCCAATATCAAGGCCGTCGACCGAACCGGCGAAATTGTTCGTCGCTGCGACCGCCAGAACCGCCAGAGACTTCACGGTCGAATAGCTGTCGGCGTAGATCTGGACCGAGAATGTCCCGCTGGGGTTGCCGGAGGCGTCCGACAGGTCCAGACGCTCGGTCCCCTCGCGAGCGTAGACGAGGTAGGGGGGCGGATAGCCTTCGGGGGCCTGCCGGGGGTGGGCTGCGCAGGTCGTCGCAGCCTCTAGGGTCGCCTTCAGCCATGCCTCTGGGTATGCCATCGGTCCCCCTATTTCCCTTGGTAGCCGGGGTTTTTCTTCGATTCCAGCTCGTTGGCAGCCTTCTCGAGGGCCGCGGCCATGAATGTCGTCAGGGAGGCCAGAGCAGGCCCTCTGACGACCGACATCGCCCGCTCTGCCATCCGCTGGGGCTTGACCCCCCGGCTGGTCCCAAACTCCAGCCAGAGGGCCTTTCGGCTCTCTGAACCGAACTTGTAGCCGACCGCAGCGACGACGACCCCGTCCGAGTTTCGCCCAATGAATTTTGACTTGAGGATCACGGCCCGCCGCAGCGCGCCGCCTTTGACCTTGGTCGCTCCGTACTCACCAGCGGGGCCGGCATTGTGAAAAACGACCCGAGACTTCTGCTTGGGGGTCATGCTCTTGAGGACCTGCACAGCATTCGCAGACTTCAAGGCTTTTTTCATCGACGATTGCAGGTGCTTTTTTGCGATGTGCTTAGGCAGCTCGTTGAAACGTGACATGAGGGAGCCGATCTCGCCCTCGACCGCATTCATGTTCATACTGATGAGGTTGCTCATGTCGCCTGCTCCTCACACTGACATTCATGCTCCTCCCGCCGACCCTTTTCGACGACGGAGGAGATGTAGAGCAGGCGATCGCCGCGGCTTGTCCACCGCAGCCGCATCTTGCCGGTCATCCCAGGCACATAGCGCATCCGGACCACATGGGAGACCATGCCGCCGATCTGCTGCCGGCGGGCCTGCTCCGAGTAGCCGGTCGCTTCGACGCTCGCCCAGCGGGTCGCGTAGGTCCCCCAGGTGAGCGTGGTCTCGCCGAAGCTGTTGCGCGTCTCGGTCGGGGCCTCGACGACGACCTTCTCCTGGAGGATGCCGGCTTGCAGTGCCATTAATAGAGCCCCGTCAGGGCCTCGGAGGCGAGGAGCATGTCGACGCCCATCGGCATCTCCACCGCCCCGCCATCGGTCGTCACAGCCTCGCGATGAGCCCACAGGTGGGCGACGATCATCAGGATGGCGGTTTTCAATTGCGGGGGGACCGAGGAGGCCGCGGCCGCCCCCGCCCAGAATGTCACAATGATCTGCCCGCTGGTCCCGGGGTTGCCGAACCGGACCCGCCCAGGGCGAGTGTCCTGGTCGATTGTGTAGAGCGTGGGGTCGACCGTGGTCCCGCCGGCAGTGACTACGAGCGGATGATCAGTGTCGACGAGCAGGGGAGGGTAGGGTAGCTCGAGCGTGTCGCTCCAGCCCCACCAGTTGCTTTCATGCCGGTTGCTGAGCAGGTCGAGGGGATCGGGGAATGTTGCTTTGTAACGGGCCGCGGCGAGCGTGATCCCCAGCCTCCGCTCCACCAGCCGCCGGCCGGTCGCGATGAGCCCGATGATGAAGTTGTCGTCGTCGGTCTGGTCGGCCGTGATCCGCAACTGCTGCTTCGCAGCATCGAGCGAGACCGGCTCAACGGTTGAAGGCTGGATGATCACACAGGAGAGCGCGCGCCGCGGGCTCGGGATCCCGTAGGCCATCTGCACAGGGTAGAGATATGGGTACATGGTGCCTCAGCGTGTCGCAGTCCTGACGTTGACATGTGCCGCCATTGCCCGTTCCACCGTCTCAGCAGGGATGAGGTCTCCCTGAGTCTCTCTGGCAGCGATTCCGGCCCCCTGCAGATGCGCAGCCAGAGCGGGAGTCGCCTCGATCACATCACCTTTCCGGTAGCCCCGGTAGGAGGTCAGGAGCCTGAGCTTTTCAGTGTGCATATACGACGGGGGCCGGCCGGGCTTGGGCATCCCGACCGGCCCCCTGTGTTTCCGTTGGGCGAGTCTTAGACAGTGGCCTTGATAAGCGCCGCACCGAACTCGGGAGCGTGGTTTACCAACCCGAACCGCTGGATGCCGACGAAGAGGGTGGCATTCTTTTTGATCAACAGCTCGCGAGCGGCAGTGATCTGCAAGCCGGCTGGCTTGTATGCGATCGCCGTCGTGAAGTTGAAATCACCGTAGATCGCGTAGACATTTGCCGGCATGTTGTAGACCTTGCGTACCGGCACGCCCCACAGCGTTGCCTGCGTACCGTCGACGATGTTTGCGTTGAGCAGAGTCGAGCTGACCTTCATCAGATCGGCCCAGCCCGCGCTTCCCATCACCCAGCTCGGGTTGATCGCGTAGGGATCAACCTTCCCCACCACATCGGCGAGGTTGCCGACCGTGGTCGCTGCGGTCTTCGCCACAGTCACTACGTTGGCAGCGGAGCTGTAGCCGCTGATCGCATCGTAAAGCCCAGTGATGCTAATCCCGCCCGAGGAGTAACCCTTGAGCCAGACCGAGTCGATGCCCTTGGCATAGCCATACGCAATTCTGTTGGCAATCAAGCCGGCGACGTCGACCGGGCTGTCCTCGATGAGGTTATTGGACACCGGAACAGATGCCCGCATGTCTCGCACCGTGCAGGTCGCACCGCTGGTCGCGATGTCCTGGTCGGTCGAGTCGGTCGTCTCGGCGACGAAGCTGGCGGTCAACTCGCCGACCTTCGGGAAAGTCATGACGTTGGAGGCAGTCTCAAACGTCGAGCAGACCTGGAAGGCCTTGGATGTGTACTGGAGGATGTTGATGACAGCCCCGTAGAGCTGGGTCACAACATAGTCCGACCCGTAGTTCGTATTTGATTCGCCCATCGACCGCTGCTCACCGCGGGCGATCGACCGCAGAGCCAGACCGACCTTCCGGGCCTCGGCAGTCGAGCCGAAGGCCCGCTTCGCCACCTCGCCGGAGGTTTCCAGCGTGGGGATCTCGTTGGCAGCCAGAGCGTCCCGATGCTCGCAGGCGTCGACCACAGTCGAGCGGAGAGCCTTGAGCCGGTCGTCGAGGGCCTGCTCCTTCGCCAGCTCGGGGATCACCTTCTCCGCCTTCTGTGCGGCCTCGTCGAGGCGCTGGGAGATCGTCGCAGCCTCAGCCTCGTCGGCGGGGGTCATGTTGCGCAGCTCGTCAATCTGACTGGTGAGCTTGGCGGCTTCGTCCTGGAGCTGGCGCTTGCGGATAGACATCGTGGATTCCCTGAGAAGGCGGTTGGGTGTTGATCCCTGTTGCTAAAACTTTCCACGGGTCGACCGAACCGGCCAAATAGTTGCGCGACATCGGCGCGACCCCAGCCGCCATCGCTCACTTTATGGAGCTGATGGAGCAGGCGCTGGGGCCGCGCCGAGGCCGCTCGGGCAGTTGCCGTTGGGACAGACTCCACAGGGGCAGCGCTCGATCCGGTAGGAGCCATTGGGACCAGGTCGCAGGACCCGACCGATCCCACCGCATGGGCAGGGGGGCTTGGGGGCTGGCGGAGCCGGGGGGGCCGGGGCCGGCGGAGCCGGCAGCTGCTCGCTCGCCTGCGAGGCGTAGGCCGCGGCCACCGCAGCGGAGGCCCGGGGGCGATCCATTTGCGCAGCCTGCGGGTCAGCGGAGAGGCCTGCGAGGATTCCGAGGATCCATGTCCACATGATCTCACCAGCCCCTTCCATGCGAGACGACCGGATGCCCGTCGTACCCTCGGACCGCAGGAGGCTCCTGCGGGGCGGGGGCGGGCTCAGAGAATGCGAGGCCCCACAGAGCGAGCCGCGCGACCCGGGACAGCAGAGACAGGACAGGTCGAGCAGGTCGCGGGGGCTCGGGCCGGACCGGGGAGGATGGGCTCGAGGCGAGCCACCAGCCGCAGGCGAGCGCGAAGACCAGAGCTGCGATGTAGCGACGATCCATTGCCGACCTCACTGAGAGAGAGAGAAGATGCCGGAGATGAGAGCCGCGGGCTGCGGGCGAGCGAGATGAGAGACAGGCTGCGGGGCGAGCCATTCGCCGTGATGAAGGTCTCGGTAGGTGAAGCCGCCCACTCCCCCGATCGCGAATGAGTCACCCTGGGCGAGGATCGCCTCGATCGCCGCTCGATCCGCCCAGAAGCTGCCGTCCGGCTGGTCGGCTGGCCACTTTGGTCCTGAGACCCATGAGGATCCCCAGCTATTCATGACCAGAGCGCCGTCCCGCGGGCTGCCGTTTTTCTTGTGTCGGATGCCGATCACAACCATGCAGTGACCCCAGCTCCCGCCCCGCGGCAGAAAGCCGTCAGCATCTCGGACGGAGGTCGCTGCAAAACCGACGTTTGAGCAGATCGGGACCGGGAAACCTGACTCGATGGCAGCCGCCAGCCCGTCCCATGTCTGGACCAGGGCGACGGAGTGGGCAGTGTGTTTGTTTGCTTCGCGGGCGAGGGGCTCTGGGCATCCGTAGGCTCCCCACTGCTTGCAGCGACTGACGTCATAGGTCGAGAGATCAACCTCACCATATTTCTCCCGGTAGAGGATCCCGCCGACCCCATTCTTCAGCCCTGAGACCCAGCGGGCGGCAGCGCCTCCGTAGGCCCCGTCGCTCCAGCCGGCGAACGTGATCGGAGGCTGCCTGCCCCATGTGCGGGCGCCGGCATAGATCGGCTCTGTCGCGACGAGCAGGGGAGGAGAGGGGACTTTGCCGGTTGCCCAGTCGACAGACTGACCGACATAGGAGCCCATGCCCCAGCCAAAGCTGACGCAGGAGCCCACATTCTTCTGGTCCCAAGGACCGTAGGGAGCCCCGTAGACCGCTCGATGAGCTTTGTCTGCGTATCTGTGGAGGAAAGTGTCGATGCCCTTGGCCTGGGCGATCGCCTCGGCTCCGGCCTGCCGGAAGGTTGGCTGGTCGAGCTGCGAGAGGAAGGCTCTTGTTCCGGCCGGGTCTGGAACGTATCCAGTTGCCCGCTCGACCCGCTCGGCAATGTGGAGCGTGTAGCGCTGGACGAGCGCCCCGACCGCCGCCATCACAATGACGAAGGCGATCGCCGACCAGCTCCACGCCTGAGCTTGCTGCTTGGTCATCGTGCTGCCGCCTCCGCCGCGCGCGAGACTTCGCGGAAGGCTGCGACCCATGCGGACCGCTGCTCAGGCCCCACGGGGCCGCCAGAGGTCCCGAGGACCGATGTGAGGTAGGCGTCGACCGCTGCCCTCACCTTCGGCTGGCGGGCTCCGATGGAGTCTCCGCGGCAGCGCATTTCTCTGGCTGCGACCCGCAGGTCGTCAAAGGCGATTCCGGTCTTCAGCCGGGGTTCAGTCTGCTGCCCGTCCCACTCGATCACAGCCGCCAGCTCGTCGAGCAGGGAGGCCATGAGGAGCGCGTCGTCGGCAGCTTGCTCGCCGATGTAGAGGCCGCGCAGCTTGATCGCAGCATCCGGGGCCGGGGGGGCCGGAGTCGGGGCCGGGGTCAGTCGCTGGAGGACCAGGGCGACGACCGCTAGGGCGAAGAGCGCAGCGGCGATCGACATCCGAATGCGGGGGCTCATTTTTCGCTCCCAGCCTGGAGGGCCAGAGTCAGAATCTCAAGGGCCTTTTTGGCCTCCTCAGTCAGACCCTCGGCAGCAGAGAGCCGCTTGCGGACATCGCCGAGGCTGGCGACTGCGTCGAGGTAGCTGCTGCCGGCGGGCTTGGCAGCCGAGATCGGGACATAAGCCGGCAGCGCCGGCCGGTCGGTCGGCGTAGCTGTCTTCGGGAACAGTATCGGCAGCAGGAAGACGGCAGCGGCGATGATCAGGATCAGCTCAAGCATGGTTTGCTCTCACCAGGGGGAGGAGTCGGTCGATTGCTCCGCCTGCCGCTGCGATCACCAGTGATCGGACCAGCGGGCGAGCGAGGAGCCAGAAGGGATAGAGGGGGGCTGGGACCGCAAAGCCGGCCACAGCGTCGAAGACCGCGGCCACCGCCGCCTGGACGATCGCCCGCTTATCAGCCCCCGGGATCGTCAGGTCCTCGGCCGCATGGGTGCCGACGACGATCGCCCCCGTGAGCAGGTCGCCGACCTCGGAGACCGTGAGGCCTCCCTCCGCCAGCTGCCGCGCGTGGGCGATGTAGGCGTCGATCTCCTGGTCGATTGGGACGATGTCAGGCATCCTTACCTCCCGCCAGCAGGGCGATCCGGTGGCGGAGCTGCAGGGCGAGGGCTCTGCTGGCAGCCAGCCGGCTGCCGATCTTGATCAGGCTGCGGGACATCGTGGTCGAGTCGACGGTCGACGGAGTGTCGTCGATCCAGATGTCGACAGAGATACCGGCCTCGGTCGCCGCGTCCCGCTTCGAGCAGTCCGGACCGCAGAGGATGACAGCGGAGATGTCGGAGTCGACTCCGATCGCCGCCATGATCTCCGCCCGATTCTCGGGGGTGTCCTCACGGCG